AAATCTGTTCCAACAGAATACTGGTTGCTTGATGTCTTAATCTTTGTGAAAATTAGTGCAGTTTGACCTGCTTCTACTTTTGCGAGGAGGGCTTGCCCCCTGTTTGTGATGACTGTCGAATTAAACTGAGCCATAATTATTCCTCCATTTCTTTTTATACAAGCCTATAAGTGGTTCCTGAGTTTACAACCCCGCCCACCATAGCATTTGCACTTGGTTGATATTTTGATTTAATATCTTGAGTTAACATATATTGCATCATTGGGTTCATTGCTGCTGCTATATTTGACTCAAGTATTGGTCTATATTTCTCATTGATGTCCTGAGTTAAAAAGTATCTCATCGCTGGGTTAAATGCCGCCGCTACATAAGTATTGGCAATCCCATTCACGTGAAGTTCTTGCAATACGTCAGGTTCAATATGGGAAGGAATTGTATAGACAAGCATATTTGTCATTTCATCCATAATCCCAAACTCACCAGCATTGATTTTAATGTGAATAATATAATTTGCATAATCCACATTTAGTTCCCATTTACCAATTCCAATAATTAAATTCAACTTATCTTTCAATGCTACAATAGTCAATGGAGTTCTATTATTGTATCGGTTGAGAACTCTTAATCTTCTAAATTCAAGAGTTTCATCAGGATTTGTAATAATCCCTAACAATTTTTCATGGTATCTAATTGTATCGGAATCTGATGTTTGTATGAAGAAATTATCATACACTTGCTGCATTGAGCCCTCAAGTTGACCCAACTCAATATTTTCAGTTTCCATAAGGGCGATGAAATCCTTAATTTTTCTAAAATAATGAGGAAGTAAATTTATTAAGTTTGGGTCAACCATTTATTGTCACCGTCCCTTTCATGGGCAGTTGCTGCAATACCCCGGTCTCTATTAAATTTAAGTCATTCGCAGCCCCATTTAGTTTTGTGTTTGTTACATTGACAACCCCGTCAACCGCTAAAATAGCTGCAGTTACTTGAGCAACATATACCCAAACTGGGTATTCTATTTTAGTTGACGTTATTGACGCCCCCCATAATTTTCTTACCCCAAGCAAATAGCTTTCTACTGCGGCATTAACTGCTGGTCGAACAGATTCAATAGTATGCCCGGATGATAGCTGAACTGTCATTGAAACATTTACTGTCAAAGGAGTTGCTGTTCCTATTGTTACCGCAGCCCCTATCGGGGCAAGCCCATATCCATTTTGTGATGGGTTAGTATCAGGAACCTCTGAAGGACATATTTTCGTTTGAATTCTTTCAACTAATTCATTCGATGCAGGGTTAAAATTTGCATTTAATATACTACATTTTACTGTCCCGCCTCCTTCCCATACAGGGTAAACTTGAACCGCCCCTATATCATCCTCTGCTAAAATTGCTTGACGATATGCTGCAATATTTCCGGCGAAAGGTAATTCCATTAAAGAAGATAAATATCTTGCCCTTAAAGAATCATCGCTTTCCTCGTTTGTCCCATCATCTATTATACTTGTTATTTCCGAAAAATTCAAGTTCTGTATGAAAGTAATTGGTAATAATGCCCCTGTGTAATCATTTCCGATTGTTCCTTCGGTTTCACAGGTCAACTCATATTCATAATTAGCCCCGTCCGTGCCTATATATTTTGAAACATAGAATGTGACTGAGCTTGCCCCTGCAATAGTAGAAAATCTATCACCCAGTTGTAAAGATGTATTAAAAATTCCAAGACGTTTTGCAGCAGTTGCCTTATTTCTTGTCAAACCACGCTCGGCAGCTTTATAGTCAAGGTATTCCCCTACTGCAAACAGGGCGAACCCATTTTGTTGCATTTGTGTCAATACAAGGTACAACCCCTCAATATACCAGCTCTCTGGACCAAGGGCTGTTTGAATAATTGACCCTTCCTTCTTATCAAGGGAATCAGGAACCCTCTCTAATTGCCTCGCTAAAATATTGGCATATGTTTGTTCCGAGAAATCTATCATAGTGTCACCTCCAGTTTTGTTTCAAAGTCTCCATAAACAGTATTGACAGTCATTGAACATATTAGTGTATCTGTATTTACCATTTTGAAATCCCAATCGCTTGCACCCAGTATTCTTTTATCTGGTATAAACGATTCTTCAATTCTTCTTTTTAGTTCGCTTGTTACAAATCCATATTCAGAACCTATCAATCCGTCAAACTCAATCCCAAAGTTTGGGGAGTATATTTGCCAAAAGAATCTTTCAACTCCAAATATAATTTGTACCGCTTGCTGCATTGCTTTCAGTCCATCTTCCATTCCTTTTACCTGTTGAGATGTTGGGTCAACATAAAATGTGTGTGTTGGATAATCCTCAAACTCAACCGGGGTGGAAAGGTCAATATTTTGTTTTGGTATCATTTCTCCACCTCCTAAAATGCTCGGGATAAAATAATAAAGTTCTGCCCATTTAATACCCGCAGCATAATTACCTTATCCCCAACAGCCAATGCCCTATTTAGTATAATGAACCCATCTTTTCTTGGAAGTGCTTTCCCATGCTCATAGCATACAATATTTCCCAACTCGGTTGAGCAAACATTTGAATCCTCAGAACTTCCCCCATTTGTATAAGTATCATGAATTACATGGTTGTGAGTTACATTATGCTTATGGTCGGTAATTGGTATCTTCTTTTCCACTACAGATTCGGTCAATATAAGAACCTCGGCAGGAAGTGGGAGCATGGTATTTACTAATGTGACCTCCAGAGGGCTTGCCTTTGTAACAGTACCAATTACCAAGTCAGTTAGCCCCGCATTATTCATATAATTTCCTGTTATCTTTTGCAGCACATCAATTAGTTCAGCCATGCTTCTTCCCCCTTTATGCTTGAATTGTTCTTGTTTCTATTTCCATAACATGGTCATCATTCTTAAATGTGTGGGTCACCCTATCTAATAGTACGAATTTACTGAGGCTTATATCCCCCAAATCAGGAACATTTATCATAACCATAGACCCCGCCCGGATGCCCAATACCCCAAGGCTTTGAATGCTCAGAGTTCGGAGAACCCTATTATAATATTTTAACATTGTTTTCGCCTTCTGTACTATCTGGGCTTCATTCATTTCCTCATCCACACTGTCATACATCTGCAATAAACCCCATTGAGAAATTGTATTGGAATCCTTAAAGATGTATGTGTCAGCCTTGCCTGTCTTTTTATTTGGGCGAACTAATTTTACTTGGTTAAATGTATCGCTATCAATATCAGTTTTATAATCGTATTCTGTTAATAGGCTTTTGGTTCCTATAACAGTATTTGTCATCATATTCTCTGCTAACCTCAGGCTCAACTTGCCCCCGTCATCAAAGAAAACATATATTTTCCCGGTATTAAGGGTGGTGAGCTCAAGGGCATAACTAATGGTATCAAGGCAGCTTTTATTTTCCCTTATGAGGCTTGGTATTGCATACCCTGTATCATCAATGGTTCCCAATTTTAGGTTAAATTGGTTGGCTATTTGCTTAATTATTTCCCCGGCTGTTTTCCCTATAAAGGCATATGATTCATTTGCTTTAAGATACCGAAGCTGGTCATAACAAGTTACTTCAATAACATCCCAGCGATTCTTTGATTTTGTAAATATATAACCAAAAAATATTAGCTGCCCGTCTACTGAAAACCTGACGCTGTTCCCCTCATTAAAACTCAAATCTCCCGCCTTTAATAATGAGAATGTGAGCTTGCCTGGAGAACCTGTTCTATTAGTTGAATATTCAACTGTATCTGTTAATTCAGATACCTCAAACACTTTTCCCTGTCCATTTTGGATTACAAGTTCATATTTCATAGGCATCACGCTTTCCGCAGCTGGTCCATTTTAACCCAGCCCCATACACCAATTAGAACTGGATAATCTTGACCTTTTGTTGGGTTTTGGATTATCCTTGTCACCTTGATGCGCTTGTTATTTGCAGTTCCAAATGGTTTTGCCCCCCAAGATGAATACCAATATTTTCCGTTTGCAATAACCTCATCACCAACATTGATTACATTGTTTGGAACCTCTCTTTGGGGTGTTGCTACTGCTTTCGCTGGTGCTGCGCTTACCTTTGGAAGAACTATATTTACTTTTTGGGGTGCGAAATCTCTATACTCTGATAATGAAATTGTGTAATAAAAATCTCCAGTTTCGCCGCCCTTTTCCTTTGCATCAAAATCCTCTATAATAACCTGTATATTAGTATCAAATATCGCCCCGCCATTTTCATGGTATCTATTAGCAATAAATCTCAATGGCTCTTTTTTATCTTGGCATTCTTTGAAAAAGTTTATATAAAATTCTGGGGGCTTAAACCCTCCAACAGTTTGGATTAATGGGTCATCCGGGTCTCCCGGTAATACCCCCTCAAAGGATACTTGGCGAAGTTTTGGGGTTCTTGGAACTACAATTTCGCCAAGGTCAAGAACATTGTATCTATTATTTTCAGTTGGGTATTCAATCGGCAACTCCTCAGGATTAACCGGGAGGCGAATTGTTATCCCATCTTTTCTAAAATATACTCCATACTTTGTAGCGACGTTCATTACTTTTGCCTCCCTTCCTTAATAAGCATACTCTGCGTCTGTGTGCATTGCTACCTGTTCCTCGAGAACTTGTTTAACTGCACTTGCAATCTTTTTCTCATCAATCTTTTCGCCATTTTGGTTGGTTACTTCAATTTTAACATCCGGCGAAAGAGTTTTGACATTAACATTTGCAACATACTGACGCTCTGCCATATCAACCAACATTTTCAAATCTTCGTCTGCAAGGCTTACATCATTTTTAATCTTGCCTACTTCTCCAATAGAACCTACCTTATCAATCCCATTAAAATTCTTAAATGGGTCATTTTGCCCCGGCATTAAGTTTCCAGTAATACTGTCTAAACTAATTGAATTCAGTTTATCATCTATTTTCTTTCCAACTTCATACCCTTGTGATGCTGCGTCTTTATAATCCCATTGGTCGAGCTTCTTTGCTACCTCAACCCATTCAGATGCATCCTTAACCTCTTGGGCTGCTGATTTAACATTTGCTAACAAGTTATCCAAGCCGCTTGTGATATTAACCTTGACACCGGGTATCTTATTTAATAGGCTTTCAATACCGCTGGCAATCTTTGCAATGTAACCCAGAACAGTTTCTGCAAGCCCCAAGAATAATAGCTTAATAGATGCCACTGGGTCTTTGAATACATTGGCGAAAAAGTTGATGAAATCTGCAATAGCATTCCAAATGGTTACTATAAATGTGTTATAAATAAATGCTGCTAATACGAATATGGCTCCCATTATTAGCCCCGTCGCACTTGTGGTTGCCCCGGTCCATTCATTGATAACATCAATTAACTTATAAAACATAATGATGAGCGCCACTATGATTGCAATAATCAATAATATCGGCCATGTAGCCGCCACCCATGCGATAAAGGCTTGTACCCCAGCAACTAATGCTGCAATCCCCAAAGCAATAAACAAGCCCGCCACAATAGGCAGATTATCCATTGCAAGGTTGACCAGCCACATAATAGCGTCAACCACATATCCAATTCCAATAGCTGCTACTGATGCAACTTCTTCAAGAGTTTTGAAAAACTTTTGAGCCTTATCGCTTGACATCCATTGATTAAACTTATCAAAAGTTGGTCCAAATGCTTTAACGAATGCACCGGCTGCTTGTGTAGCACCATTTTTCATATTACTAACGAATTTATTCCATTTTTTCTGTGGGCTTTCCAACATTTTTTCATAAGCTTCACCCGTCATACCTGCGGCAGATGCTGCCTTTTCCAATGCATCAAGGGCTTCGCCAACTTTACCTGATTTAATTAACTCTTCAACTTTGAATTTCTCTAAAATGCCTTTACTGATATTAGTTGTAGAAGCAAGTAAACCAGTTGAGCCTTGCATGAATGCTCTTTGCAATGCATCCCCCATCTGCCCAAAATCATTTCCTTCGCTAAATATAGCCAATTTATCTGTGAGAGCATTAAATTTATCCAAATTTGCAGGCTGTGTGGTTACTTTCATGAATTCAGAAGTTGCTTTTGCTACCTCGCTTGTGGCTCTTCCATATTCATTTGCTGTTTTACGAACATAATCCATAGCTGCCGAGCCTACTGCATCATCGCCAAAGGTTGCTTGGAATTTTATTTCATAATTGCTTTCCTTCATTGCATCTGAAATAAATGAGCCAATTTTCCTTATGGATAAATAAGCTGCAGCAATTTTTAGGAGCTTGCCCAGCATATTATTTAACCCACCATTTGAAGCTTTTTCTGCTTCATCAGCTTGCTTTTTATGTGCTCTCGCAGCATCATCTGAACCCTCGGCTGCTTTCTTTAACTTTTTGGATAAATCTTCTTGACTTCGAAGAAGTTCATTTGTTTTCCCGGTTAATTGTTCAACCTTTTGTCTCTGCTTTTCTGCCGCCTCGGTTGCAGCCCCTTCATTTGTTACTAAATTAGAATAGGATGAAACTGCTTCCTGAAGTTTTGTTGCATTTGATTTCAATGCCGAATCAACAGCCTTGAGCTGCTGTTCATATTGTTGCAAAGGGGTCAGCCCTGCATTAACTATATTATTAGCCGCCTCATATGCTGACACGGCTTCGTTCTGTACCGTCTGTGCGAGGTTTCTTTGTTCCTCGGTTCCACGTCTTGCTGCCTCAGCTGCGGCTTCCTGTGCTTGCGCTGCGGCTTGTGCAGCTTGTTGCTCTGCAATCAGTGCGTCGGCTGTTTTATATCCTAAATCCACAAGTTCTTGTGTTGAATACATTGCCTCCATTGCCGCTTTATCATATGTGCCAACTTTTTCTGTCCAATACCCCATTGAATCAGCTGCGGCTCTATATGACTCAGTTAGTACAGAAGTATTAGAGGCTGCGGCGGATGATGCTTGACTAACATTATCCACCGCAGCCTGCACAGCTTCAGATTGGGTGGCAGCTGTATTACCCAAATTTATAAAATTATTAAAAATTGATGTAAACTTATCGACAAGCGTCAATTCCTCACGAATTTGCGCCATACTGCCACCTCCTTACTTATTCTTTCTCGAATTCATTTCCTTAATAGCCATTTGAGCCATTAGTGTTCTTTCCTCGATGGTAAACTGCAATATCCACCCGGGAGGCTTCCCGAAGTTGACGAACATATAGTATGCTAATCTAACTTCGGGGTCGTCTCCCGTTAGGAGTTTTTTGCTTCATCATTCAAATCATCGCTATCCTTAAACCCATTCAATTCCATAATGGCTTCAATTAACTTTGCATACTCGCCGCTCAATAACATCTTTGCAGGAACCAATGCCGGGTCAACTACCCCATAAGCATCGCACATTTCCTTGCTTGAGAAATCAGGTTCTGAAACACAAGCCAAAACCAGCTTT